GATCTTCTACAAGATATGATAACTTATACTCTAACGTTTTCCAAGGACCACCAACACCATTAGCAGCAGGATTAGGTTTGTTTGAATTTCTTGGTTTGACGGGATTACCACCACTACCATTCATCACAGTTCCTACATTATTAGGAGAACCCTTACCAGAAACTTGACCAGAACCATTCTGACCTTTTTGATTAGGAAGATCTACAGTATTATCTGTTTTTACTCTCTTACCATCTTTTGCGTAAACACTTGAGTTGGGATCCATGGGGTGTTTTGTCACCGCATTGACACCAACGCCAGGTTCCATGTTCTCACCAGTAAAAGCAAATTGCCTTACCTCCTTTGATTCATCAGATTTCTTAACTCTCATAACACCAATAACTATTGGCATTTGAGCAGACTCTCCATCCATAAAGAATCCCATAACAATAGCACCAGGTTGCAGTTGACCAGAACTTTCACCCTGACCATCATTTCCTGGTTGGCATGTATGCTGTAATACTGTTGCCCATGGAAGACTATCAGTAGGAAGATCTGCTGTCGTCCCACCTCTTACATTGGTATAATATCCAAGAACACGAACTCTAACCCTACCCAATTCCATAGGGTCTTCGTTATCTTCTACTTCACCAACCCACCAGAAAAATCCGTCTTTACCAATAAAGTTTACGGCAGGTTCATTAGTAATTCCTTCAATTGATGGCATCGTATACTTTTATCCTTACGATTTATTTATTACGTTTGTATCAAAGAGAATTTCGTTGATGTAATCTTCTGCCCATTGGGGATCGAACCATTGACTTAAAACTGCTTTAGTCTTTTTATTCTTTCTCTGTTGTTTACAATAATAAATCTGATCATCAATCCTCTTCATAGTATTGATCCATTGCATATCAAACTCAGAATTTTCTACTATACCTTTATAGAGTTGCATAGATTCTTTAATTAGATTCATATACATCTCTCTTTCTTCCTCTGTTTTGATACGCATGAACTTACATCCTTGTGAGAAAACATCATCAGTCCATAAAGGTAATACTCTATTCTCTTTAAACTTATACTTGTATGATATATCTCTGTATACATCAACATATTTTTGAGTTCCAAACACAGGTGACATATCGACAATTGCTGCGGTAACTGCATTAGGAGTTTCTACAATATCAGCACCGAAAATAGGTATAGGATAATCAGGAATAGGGTATAATACACAATGCATTACAGAAATATTTTCCGTGTATCCAGTCTCCAAATGCATCTTTCTAAGTTTATTACTCTGATGCATTTCATTTATAATGAATACATTATCATTTTCCACAATAGGATATTTGTTTTCCATATGTGTAACATCAGGAAAACTTTTCAATTCCTCTCTTATATAATTGGCAACTGTCATTGACAGTCGAACCCATGGTTTTATATACTTTCCTGAATCCATTATTTCATCTCAAAGATACCAATTTCATTTATACCCATCATATTGAATGATAGTATAACTCTTTCTTTATCGCTAGTGTTTGGATTTGCATAGTGTAAAAGTTGAGAAGGAAAGAAAACAATATCTCCCTCTTTTACATCAGGAGTAAAATCCATATGATCCCCTGAAGAAAACTCTGTAAAGGGACTTATAAAAGTTGTAGCAGAATGTATGTCAGGATTATAATCAGCATATAATACTGCTGCCCAACCATTTGATCCATGATTATGAGGACAATGATGATCTCCTTTCCTTGCTCTCTGCGTCCATACATTTCTAATGTATGCAGCATGACCAACATCTCGTCTGAATTGTATTAGAACTGGTTCTATAAATTCATCAAAGAGATCAAAATATTTTGATTTTGATTTATCAACATAATCTGTTGATACAGTATCACCATCTCTTTCATATGGAGGTAAATTCTCCATTAAAATAGGTTTATAAGAAGACCAATTAGGTACACTATAATGTAGTAATGAAACTTTGAATGGATGGTGTATTTTCATAATCTATTCAACTCTTAAGTACTTATATATTTCATCTGCACCCCAAACAATCCTACCTTTAGAGTCCAAGAATCTATCTCTCATAAAAAGTTTATTGCTATACACACCAAGTTCAGCATGAATAGTATCAGTATCAAACTGACCCATCCATGCTGTACCATCAAATTTTAATACCATATCACAATCTTCATTGCGTTGCAACCCACTATAGGTTCCACCCCAATGTTCCAAAATAACTTCTTTATCCGACACCTCTACTAATTTCTTATAAGTTTTTAAATACGGATCATGAGATGTTCTCCTATCCCAATGAATCGAATTTATATACTCATCATTTTGCTCCCATTTAACATATACAGATTTGTATAGACTGGGAGATGATTGTGCTTGACGACTGTTAGACCAAGTTCCAAGTAACCATGATAAAAAGTTTGTCATCAATCGTCATATACCAAGCACTCTGGTTCGTCTGGATGCTGGTCGCACCATAGTTCTATTGTGTTGGGATCGTGATGATCTCCTGCTGCAATCTCTGCTGCATGATGAGAAACATACTCTTCCAAGTCATGTAGTTCACCTTCAATATGGCGACGCATTTGTGGATTAGTAGTTGGATCTCCAAGGATCTTTTGATCTTTTTCAATATGTTGTTCGATACTTTGCATTTAGTACCTCCTTATACAATAGTATTTATGAGTATTATTAAGGATTTCTTGGTATCGAATCCTTCAATAACAGTACCTCAGATGTCATATTATCACCAACAATCTTATGTGTCAACCCACCAATGACATATCTTCCACTATATTTTCTATCTACATCCGTGGTTTGATTCCTTTTATAGGTTGCAGGTAAAACTACATTAATTCCATTTCCTGCATACAAATCAAGATTACCAGGAATTTTAAGAAATAACTTAATATTCTTTAAAGACTCAATCCTCATCCATTGGTATGCCTGAAGTTCTACCAATTCTTCATAATTTTTTTGAGGATTGTTTTTATATTTTGGATCAAAAATTTGATTTGATAGTGCAGTATATCTTGTACGTCTTGGGTAATCAACAATACTTTGAATTGTTGGATCTAATTGTGTTAATGGATTGACTGATTTACCCTCATTTAAATGTGACATCTTTGGCCACATAGCAGAGATACCATAACGGTAAGCATCCACTGACATATCTGTACTTAATCCCATCTTAGATTGTGTTACGGTAACAGGATCAAAACCCATACTAAATCCTGCCCAAGCACCATTACGCAATCCAGTTAGGAAGTCTCTCTCTTCTGGAAATACTATACTCTCAATTTTAAATTGATCAGAACCATCTGAACCAGATGATTTTGTCGAATACACATAGGTGTACAATTTACTCTCACCTGTATTAAAATTAGTATCCGACTCGCTTTGATTGTTTACATTGTCAATAATTTTATCAATAGACTTAAAATTAAGACCTAAACCATTTTCATAAAAAATAAATCCATTTTGAAGAGTACCACCCTTTCTTGCTTTTCGTGTTGACCTTTGTGCAAGCCAATAGATACAATCATATGGTCTCCAATTTGTTGCTATAAACTGCTGTTTATTTGTAGATTCTTCAATATAAATTTTCTTTTGAGTTCTTATATACCTTTGATCTGTCTTCAGAAGTTGCTCTACAATATCAGAAGATGTCGTAGAATCAAATACAACTTGACTATTTCCAAATACATTAGTGATCTCATTCTGGAAAAATTCATCACTAGCACAATTAACAATAAATGAATCTGCAGTGTTTAGTCTTGTTCTTGCCTCAATATCATATGCTCGAACATAATAAACTCTGTCAAGAATTGTTCCTTTAATTACAATTCTAAACTGTTCGGATCCAGTCATAGCACCTATGAATCCAGAACCATCATTAAAAAGAATTTTTGCCTCTATAGTTGATGAAGTAATACTTTCATAGATTTCAATACCTGTAATAAAATCATAGATGTCATCAGCACCTTCAGCACTTTGAAGTTTTACACCACCCCTAAAGACATTAACTTTTACCTCAACATCCCCCGCTTGATTTCTTCTAATTGTCATCTGAGTAAACCTCTCAAAGGATTAAGGGTAGATTGTAAAGCATTGGCAATGGTTGATACTGATCCACCACCACTAGTTGAAATCATCTGTGGTGTACCGCCACCACTAGAAGCACCTGCTATACTTGATATTGCTTGTTGTGCTGCTTGGATTGCTTGACTATTTACCCCATTTTGTTGAGCAACTGCTGCCATGACTTCTTTAATCATTTCTTGACTTTTCTCAGTTACCTGCTGACGTGCTTGATTTCTTTCTTTTGTCTGGTTTGCCAATCTTTGCTTTTGCCTTTTTTCTTGGAATTGACTTGCAGGAGTACCACCTCTCTGACCACCAATCGTCATTCCTTTGGAACTTGATGCTTTTCCAAACATATCCAACATACTTTGGCCTTTCTTCTTTGCTACCTTATCCTGCTTATTATCTTTATTTTTGTCTCCACGAGAACCTTCACGATCACCTTCACCTATATGTCCTTCAAGACTATTACCACTAGCATAATCCTTACCAGGTTCTGATAATATTGGCGTACTACCTGCTTTAGCACCAACATACTTAAAGTGAGCACTGTCAGGATTATGATTGTAAACATATTGCCAACCAAAACGTTTACCAT